GCTAACCCATCGCCAGTACGTCATCAGTGCGCTCAATCGAGAAGCGCGAAATGCACCGGCAGTTGTATGTGTCGTCACCCGGCGTATCGTTGCCGTTCGAGTAGGTGTCGTCCATCGGCACCGTCTCGCCCTCCATCTCGATGTGCTCGTCGCGCTCACGGTCGTCCATCACGCCGACCCACGTCTTCATAATCTCGAAGCCGTCCGGTACGACGCCCGCGTCCCGCGCGTTTTCCCACGTGGTCTGATGGCCGAGTTTATAGGCATCCTTCATCGCCGTACCCGCGACCGTCTTTGTGTTCTGCGCGATGCGCGCGTCACGGTAGGCCGCCGTGTACTTGTCGACCTGCGCGGGGGTGAGCGCGCCGTTGTTCTTGATGAGCCGGTCGACCGTGCGGTTGCGGAGCGTGTAGTCCGTCATCGAACGCCCGTTCTGTCCGAGCAAGGCGTCCCGAAAGTTCAGCGTTTCTTGTACCTGCGTCGGACCCAATCCGATGTAATCGCGCAACGCGCTCGCGATGCTGGAGACTGACGCACCTTCCTTGAGTCCGGCCTGCACGTAATACCGCACCGCGTCGCGCACGTCGGCCTTCAGGCTCTCGATGACCTTCGTATCCAACGCCCGAATGGCGTCGATCACCACGGGGTTCAGGTGTCCGAACATCACGGCCATTACGCCGTCGACCATTCCACCCTTCGGGAGGTCGGGAATCGTCTGCTGAAACGCCCGCTGTACCGTCGTCATCAGCTGCGTACTGACGGGCAAGAACGCGCGGTCGAGTACCTCGTCCGAGAATACGGCGGTGAGGAGTTGGTCCATCGCGCCGGTGCGCACGAGCTCAGCTAGTTCGCGTTCGCTCAGGTTCTCGCGAATATTCGCGAACGCCTTGACGAGCGCGGCAACCATGTTCGGTTGCATCCCGGCCATGCGCGCGCGCTGGCGGACGAAGTAGGCGAGGTCGGAGGCGGTCACGGCGAATCGTCGAATGCCAGCGTGTCGATGCCGTTGCCGCACGCGACGGACAGCTCGCACGTCAACTCTACTGCGCGGCGCGCGTCGTGGCCGAGGTGCATCGCCATCAACGCAAAATCCCGCCCACTTCCGGCCGCGCATGGTTGTGATTCGATCACGAACGGATGTTCGCGCGATTCGTACTTCCACACCGTGCCGTCGCGGAATATGACGAGTAGCAGCGCCCAGTCGTCGGTGGTTTCCTTCGGGAACTTCTCGGGATCTTGACCCGCCACGAACCAGCGATACATGGCATGGCCGCGCGCCAAGCATCCCGATATTCCGATGAGACAGTCGTTCGAGCGAAACACCTTGGTCACGGTGCTGCAGTAGCCGTCGTTCGTGGCGCGCTTGTCGGCGGCGAGCGTCTTGCCGTCCCACGCGAGTACGGTCATGCTGCCATCTTCGCGTCAGGCGGCATCGCACCCGGCTTCCCGGCCGCGTTGCCGGGCTGCTGTCCGCCCTTGATCTGCGCGGCCGCGAGCGCGTCCTTCTGCGCCGCCACCTTCGCGTCGGCCGCCGCCTGCGCGTTGGCCGCCATCTCCGCTTCGAGTTGCTCCAAGTCCACGTCCGGCCCGATCAATCCGCCCTGCTGCATGGCCTCGAGCAGAATGCGCGGCGGCAGCCCGGCGTTCGCCACGGCGCCGACGTAGGCCGTCAGCATCTCGGGCCGCATGACCTGGTCCTCAAAGTCGCGGTTGATCGAGACCGAGCCACCGCCCATCGCCGTGCCGGTGTCGAGCCCCATGTACCGCGCGTGGAAGCCGAGGGCGCGTTCCGCGCCGTCCTCTCCACCGCGCGCCGTCACGCTCAGGGCCGAGTCGCTGGCGTCCTTGTCGATCTGCTTCGAGGCGGCGGTTTCGGCGGCTCGCTTCTGGCTGGCGAGCGCGGCGAGGCCGAGCGCGGCCATGTCGCGGAGGAGGTCGTCCAGCGCGAGCTTGACCTCGCCGAGCGATTGGCCGGAATGCGCCTCGTAGCCGGCCTTCGAGTTCGGATCGCGGAAGCGCCGCGTGGAGTTCGGGCCGAGTATGATCGGGGTCGTGTCTTCTTCGTCCACGCCCGTCTCGACCCAGATCGGGCAGCACGTTTTGTGGATGTCGTTGGCGTAGTCGCTGCGCGTCTGGTAATGCGCAATGTTCAGGTACGCCAAGTCCAAGAGCGGCGGGTCGGACTCGAACAGTGCCTTCCGGCCGGCGGTTGGAATCTCCGCGACCGGGATCTCCACCTGCGTCGGATAGAGGCCGTAGCCAACCTCGACCACTGTCTTCTGCTCGGTGATCTCGAGCAACTGGAACCCGACCACCGGACCCGTCGGCCCATCCACACGGAAGAACACCCGATACCGCGTCTGCTCTTTCTGGCCGAACGCGCCGTCTGGTACCCATTGGCACTCTTTCAGGACGAGTTGCGTGAGGATGAGACGGCCGTCCTCGATCACCGTGCGCCAGCTCAGGATGTTGTCCTTCAGAATCGGCACCCAGTACGGGCGGATCGGCGCGTCGCCTTGCTCCTGCGCCTTACTCTGCTCGCCGCCGGTGTCGGGAAACTCCACAAGGATCGCGGCGTGTCCGGCGACTTCCGCGTCCGCCATGATGTCGCGCATGAACACGGCGAAGTGCGTGCCCGCCAGATCGATGTTCTCGCAGTGCTCGACAATGGCGGCCGGCACGTCCTCGCCGAGTTCGGGATCTTTGCGGAACATGAAGCCGGTCAGGCCGACGACGGTGTGCCGAAAGACGTTGAACAGCACCGAGCGCGCGAGGCGCGACTGGTAGTTCGTGGGATCCTCGCCCCCGGCTTGTGGCAGGTAGGCCGTGGTCGCAGCCCTGACCTTCGGCGTGCCATCCCAGACGTCGCGGACGACCTTGAGCGCCGCTTCCTGTTCCTTTGCGGCGGGCGAGCGCGTGGACGGCAAGTTCTCGCCCGTCTCCGGCAGGCCGCTGACACTGATGCCGCCGATGCGGAGCGGGCCGTCGCCGGGGAAGTTCCCCGCATCGGTCGGATCGTACGAAATGCCAGCGAGGCGCGGGTCAAGAGTCATGTGCGTGTGATCCCAGAAGAAGCTCCGTGGCGCTCCGCGAGCACGCGGTAGCGGGTTTCATCGCCGATATGGTCTTCGCATTTCGAGTCCACGTCATCGGGCTTGATGTCGTCGCGCGGCATCATCGGCACTGTGCGGATGAAGTCGAGGCAGGTGGCGAACACGTACAGGCCGGGTTCCTCGAGCGGCTTGCGCTTGGCGGCGCCGAACCGATCGCGCATGAGCTGCCAGCCGTTCTTGCGCGAGCCCGGTCCTTTGTTGGCGTGCTGCCAGTTCACGCCCGCCTTGCGGAAGCTGTCGCCGATGCAGTGGCCATCCTGCACGTCGTAGATCGAGCTGTCGGCGGGCCCGGCCAAGATCACGCGGCCCGGCCAGCGCGCCTTCTGCCGCTCGAGGATGCCCTTCGCGATGTCCGCGCCGTCCATCTCGAGCCCGACGTTCGGCTTGCCCGGCTTGCAGCCGTACCACTCGCCGATGCGAAAGAGCGAACCGCCCGCGAAGTTCCGCGTCGTGCCGTCGGCCATGACCGCGTGCGTGCCGTCGGACTCCGCCCACCACCCGACGCTAAATGGCTTCGATGACCCCCAGTCGAAGCTGCGGTCGGTCCGCCATGAGGCCGGGATGGTGAACGGAGCGAGCACATGATGCTGGCGCGACCACACGCCGCCGAAGAACGTGCCGGCGGCGACGTCCCAGTTGCCATCCAGCCATGCCGCGGCCTGATCGGGGTCGTCCTGCGTGGCCTGCTGCAAGCGCGCGACGTATTCGGGGTCGTTTGCCATCAGGTAGGCGTTCTCGGACCAATGGCCGTGCAACGTCACGCGCTGGTTGCCGTACTCGTCCGTGACGGGCACCCCACGCGGCGCGGCGTCGATAAAGCGCGCCTTCACCGCATGATGGCCGGCGCCGAACGGGTTGGCCGTCGCGCGGTACTTGCGCGGCAGACCGGCGCGCGACGATCGGCAACAGGATTTCATCTTGTCGTAGCAGCGCAGGTCGGGCCAGTTCGTGAGCTCGTCCCACCCGATCCACGGGTATTCGTGGCCGTGATAGGCGTCGTAATCGCTCAGCCGGTCCATGTAGCGGAGCAGCAGTTCCTCGCCGTCCGCGAACTTCCACGTATGCGAGGATTCGTTGTACCGCGCGGCCGGAAACGCCTTGGGAATCCACTCTTGCGACTTCGTGACCACATCGGCGAGCGCGGGGTAGCTCTGCCGGAACAGGATGCCGCGCCACGCCTTGCCGTGGCCTTGGCCGACGTGCTGGCAGAAGTCGATCAGCAGCGCGTTCGTCTTGCCGG